CAGGGTCGGTTGTTCCGTCACCGACGATCATTTCCCCGTCTGACAGCACCGCCATCGCGGTAATAGCACTGGTACCACTCCCCAACAACACCCCGCCATCGGTAAGACTTGATGCTCCCGTTCCCCCATCAGCCACCGGAACATCCGTTCCACCCGCACGATAAATCTCATTGCCCTCAATCGTGACAGTTCCTGCACTCGCCCGTGCAATCGTGGTGTCAGTGGCATGACCAAGTTCTATGGCTGTAAGTTGAGGACTATCTCCTGTTCCAACACCAATGCTGGTGCGTAATGTGGCTCCGCTTTCAGCAACCGGATCTGTGGTGCCATCTCCAACAATCATCTCGCCGTCAGCTAACACGGCCATTGCTTGGATATCACCCGTTCCGTTACCAAGCAACACACCACCGTCAGTAAGCGTTGATACCCCTGTGCCTCCATCGGCAACAGGGACATCCGTACCTCCTGCACGGTAGATAATGTTGCCCTCGATGTTGACATCGCCAGAACTTGCTTTGGTGAGTGTCGTATCAGTCGCATGGCCGAGTTCAATGCCTGTGAATTGAGGACTATCGCCTGTGCCTACTCCGATACTTGTGCGAAGCGTAGCTCCACTTTCTGCCACGGGGTCTGTGGTGCCATCCCCAACAATCATTTCCCCATCAGCAAGGACAGCCATCGCCGTCACAGCACCAGTCCCACTCCCAAGCAGCACACCCCCATCTGTGAGAGATGTGGCACCCGTTCCCCCTTTATTGACAGCAACCGCACTACTCAGATTCCCCGGATCAAGGTAATAAGTGCCTTCCTGATCATCGAGTTTGTCAGCGTTGAGGTTGTCAACTTTGGTCGTAGACGCAATCGTCAGAGGAGCTGTACCTGTGGAGACATCAGCCTCTAGGGTTTGGGCGCGGATTTCATACCCACCGGCATCCCAATCCGCCGTCAGAGCCACGGTGCCATTCGCCTTCACAAACCCTGTGGCCTCAATCCCATCGAGCTTATCGGCATCCAGATTCGCCACCACTGCTGCACCAGAGTTCACCGCAAACGGCGCATTCGTGCTGCGACTAAAGGTATGCAATCCGGTAATGGTGTACGCGTTCTCTTCCGTCAGTAAGGTATTGTCGGAAAGATCCGCATCGGTATTCGTGACTTGAATATCAGCCATTTATCTCACACCGGCTCGGGATGGCGTAAATTGCGGTCGTCCGACCCTGGACTGATCTCGCGCTTCCAACGCGGGACCGCCCTCGCGGATTAGATTAATGCCTTGTGTTCTTGTATCTGGAATACTTTTACTTCCTTGAAGCCTGGCTCCGTATCTATCAAGAAGCTGACGAAGTAGACGCTCAGGTTCGTTTCTTTGTATATCCAGTTGCCTGCCTGCTTCGAACGCATGAGGAATCGGTCCTTCAGTCTGCATTGCTAAAAATTCTGGGTTCTCTAGTATGGCAGCAATGCTTTCAAGAAGGGCGCCGGTTCCAGCATCTCCAGTCTCTTGCCCCTGTAACTCTGGTTGCAATCCGCTGACCCGAGGTCGAGTCAGGTCTGGCGTACGGACTTCATGCTCCAGTGATGGTGCTTCGTCAACAGAAGGTGCAAAGACCTGATGGAGATCGGAAGCCGTCATCGTTGATGGTTCCTGCCCCCCAGGCGCCATGCCTTGCAGCATCGCCATGATTTTCTCAAGGATTCCTGGGCCCGAGCCCTCTCTTCCTGTCGGCTGAAACTGTCCTGTCCCTGGAGCGGTTTGCCCTGTATGTCCTGGTCTATGTGGCATTATTGCACCTCGTAGCCGACGTTAATAACGATTGTCGCGGCCCCGGTACCTGTGGTTTCGGCATTCAGGAGCGTATTGGAGGACAACACCAGTCCAATCCCGTCATACCACCGGTCCAGTGACGCGGTGCCATCTGTGGTTTCAAACGCCGCCAGCACATTACCACCGGCGCCATCTTCAATCCGAACCAACGACGCATTGCCTTCTACCTCTACATCAATGGTGATCCACTTCACATGGATCTGTTGATTCGCACCTGGAGCCGCAATGACGGTGGTATCTGTGTTTGTCGTAATTCGTGAGTTCGCTGTAAATTCACCTCGCGCCATCAGGCACTCCTATTCTGTATGTATATACCGATAATCATACCCGGGGGCTCTATCCCTGTTAAAGCGACCCATGGCCTGCAAGACCGGATTAAATAACTGCAATCCAATATCTGATAACGAACGAACATCGTCGTCTTTTCCAACTCGGAGAATCTTGGCTGCAAACTGCGCCACAGGCATCATTGCTATATCTGGATACGCAAACGTGCCCCCGGCAGTAATATCTGTTGCCGCCTTTAATCCGTAATATCGAACAGTATGAGTACCATCTGGCACTGGGTCCCAATAGAACGTCGTGCCATTCGTCCAATAGCGTAACGGCTTACCCGTAATAGAACTGCTATTGAGAAATGGAGCAAAATCTACCTGCTGGTAATCACCAACAGGGCCCACACGGTCTAAATCCCAGGCGGGACGACTGGTCGAAGGATCGATATATTGCAATCGATCGAGACGTAATAATCCAGTCGGCGCAGCGGTTGTCTCGGTATCCGCACTTGTCGTGATGGTTCCAACTGTAGACCCTACAACATTCGGGTCAAGAGCCAGCATTGACTCCAGGTGGTCCTGCGCAGCATTTAATGCTTTTAAACCGCGAGTAACACCAGACTCACCGGATTGCAGCTGAAGCCCGTAATCCAGGGCCTCCATAAGGTCGAGCATCGTTTGGCCTGTTGCCATGGCTTAATCTCCTGCGTGATGCTCAACAAACTTACTTCCTGAAGAGTGACCACGCATACTGACCTGAATCTTTGTGTGGTCGTAATAATCACCACCAACGTCATGGACATGCTGGTTGCGAGAGTCGTCAGCAAGTTCTTTTTCTCGCTTGGCTTCTTCCTCAACTCTCGCCCAATACTTTTTCCCAGAGCCCCATTTAAAACCACTTTGCTCATACACAGCAGCTAATACACGTTCGTCTAGTGGCACATATTCATGCGTTGATGTCTCTGCGATAAATAGTAATAACCACCCAGGCGACACACGATGAGCAATACGTGGTCGTCGATACCACACAAGCCATCGCTCCCTGAGTGGATGCCAGGTGGCGTCAAGATCGGGATGAATCAGTCGTAATCGCTTGCGGAATGCATTTGGCGCATACTTCACACCAAACCGCTGGGGATGCCAAAAAGACGGAGAATCTTCTACCGGAGGGGCTTCACCCTTCGCCAGAGGTACACTAAAATCTTGTCCTTTGTCATACCCTGTAATCATTACTAACTAAAAGCCTTCAGCGCGAACTCTCGAACACGCTCATCCTTACTCGATCGACAATGTTTGGCGATTCGGGCCCGAGCCAAGTTATAGGATTGCTTTGATTCAGGTTTAAAGCTGGTTGTCCACCCATCAACAGGGCATTCCAACCGACCTTTGTCCCAATCCTCGACAAGGCTATCTGGAATAGGTTCTTGTTCCTTTGTCCATGGCGCCACAAACTCCTGCACCCCAACATCGACAAGTTCCAACGCAAACTTCTTCCGATTGCCGTCTGAATCGATATAAGTATTTATCTCACCAGAATCAGACCCGATTCCACCACGATGAGGGCGTCCCTTCCCGTCCCAGGCGTGCATCGTCGGAAAACGAGGTGCGCCTCTTTCGGACATAGAACGCCACTTTTGCTCTTCATGCAGGTAGGTATTGATAGCCGTAGATACCGCTTGTGTTCCAACCCACTCAGCGCCACGATGCTTCTTGAGTTCTTCAAGTTCATACACTCGACCAAGAACATCAGTAACTGCTGCCGCCGTGACACCTTCTGGCAACTTACTTTGTAATACTGAGACAGGAGGACTACCAAGGTGTTGTAAAAAGAAACGATTTTCTTCTAACGAATACCGAGGCGGGTTAAACGTATTCATACCAAACCTTTCCTACATTAATATGTAGTGTTCGTACGAACCGGCTTCAACACAATATGCACAGATCCTTCGTAGGCTGTCACCGTTCCGGTGTAATTTAATGCTAGTTGTTCCCCTTTATCGAGCTTGCGATTAGCGAGCGTCGAAGTCAGGGTCGATTGCACTGGCGTATTTGCCGTACTATCCAACGCTAATGTCGAACTTAATGCTGTTGTGAGACTGCCCGGAGCAGTGCCAGATGCGGCTACACCCACATCTAACGTCGTGCTACTGGCTCCTGCCGTACTGTGAACCTCACGCACATCCATGATTTCGTAATCCTGGTCTGCGACAAAGATACCCGTATCAGCGGCTTCTCCCGCTGAGATGGTATAGACAACATGAACAGGCGCAAGTCGCGCAATTGCTTTGATTCCCATAGCTACCTACTTTCTGGCGAAGTGACAGGGGAGCAGGGCTGACTCTCCAGTAAGACCCCGCTCCCCCCACCTACTCAGTTTACGACTCTGCTACGTCTTCGATCTTCGCACCAGCTGCTGGGTTATCACTCAGCAACTCACCCTGCCAGTACCATGCCACCTCAAAGGTTGCATTGGAAGTCTGACGGAAGAACGGTGTTCCATCGAATATTTCCGATACCGGTCTTGGTACCGCATTTTCACCGTGACCGATGAAGAAATGCTTATTATCAAGGCCAATAATCGTATTTGCCGCGAAATACGGCTCTGCGTGCCATGGATTGCCACTGAAACGGTAAATCGTGCGGCCATCGCCACCATCTTCACCCTTCTGTTGCGAACCACCATCACGCCCCACACCTGACCCACCGTCAAGCGCCTTTGGTGAACTCATCGCAAAGAATGCATCTTCACGAAGCAGTTCATGGTACCGGCGAATAACCGCGAGGTTGGAAATGTAGGTATTAAGTTTGGCGCCACCCTTTTCACGGACGGAATCCTCAAGTTGCATAATGAGGTCTTCAGTCAATGCACGGTTGGTACCACCATTATCGAGAACCACAGATTCCCAAAATTCGTTCCCTGCGGTTCCACGATCAATCCCACCAAAGTCACCTTTCGGTGCAGGCGGGTCAGCATCGTCAATAATGCCCAACAAACCATTGGTATGGTATGAAGTGCTTGACGACACCGTATCCTGAATAACCACATAGTCTCCCGCAGCCGTTCCGCTTGGCGCGCCACTCAGCGTAATCGTACGATTCGGGGCATCGACAGCCGTGACCGTCAACGAGTTTCCATGCTTGGTATTGTTGTCTCCGGTGTCCATGACATCGACCACCATTCCGATGTCCACACTCGGGAGTGCGTTCACCGTAACCGTCGTCTGATCATCGGCTGCCGGAAGCACGGCCAATTTACCAAGACCATCAGAAATCAAGTCGGCATTGATCATTTTCAAGACACGACGACGAAAACCTGCTTCCATCATGCTCAAGGCAGTCTGGAATGCAAACTTCGAATTACGCGCATCCTGAATCAACTTCCACGACATATTGTAGAGCCCAGCAAATTCTGTAAGGGCGAATGACGCTTCCGTTGTATCTGGATTTAAGTTAGAAGGTAGCGAACCACCTTCAGCCAATCCCGTCCATGCACCTGGATTCTTGGTCATAATCGGGATCAGAAACTGCCCTCGTCCACCGAGAGGTTTCTTCATCTTCTGGAACATATTCCAGCAGACAACCTCCTGGTTAACGAGATACTGAACCTGATCAACACCATAGGTGTATTTCAGGGCCTCGATGACATCAGTTGTACTTGCCATCTATCTCTCCTTCACAAAGGTAAAAGACATCTGGGCTATTCGGTCTGCCCTGGATTCATCATGGCCCACAATTCATCAGCCCGTGCCTGTGGCGTCTTATAGCCTTCCGTTTTTCCACTCGTAGGAGACATTTCGCCTCCTTTTGTGGGAAACGGTGATTGCTTGGCTTCTTCTGCCGCTTGGCGATCGAGATCACGAATGCCTTTTCTCATCGACTCAAGGCGCGTGCGAACCATTTCGGGATATTGCTCATTCAGGTCACCGCCCTCGTGAGAGTAATACACATCCCGAAGCCATTCGTTTGCCCACTCCTCGTCGGGAAGTTTATGTTCCTCCCGAAGCGATGCGAATCGTCCATCAAGTTCCGCTTGCGCAGCCTTATTTGACTGATTGCCGACGTTCTCTTTCAGCGCCTTATATTCCTTATACATATGCGCTATAGCCTGATCTCTTTGTTGAAGCGCGTTATTCAGAGGATTAATCCCCTCATCCATAATGCGTTTCACAAGAGCCGCCGCAGTAGGGCCATCAAGATAGGACATGCCTTGCAATTGCTGCATTAAATCCTGTCGTTGCTGGTTATTATTCCCCTGCTGCTGGCGCTGGGCTGCTTGTTGCTGCAACTGTTGGGCATATTGCTGCAACTGTTGAGTTGCCTGTGTTTTCTGTTGCTCCCACTGGCTTCTCTCGCGGTCCCAGGCTTTTCGTTCGTCAGCTAACGCTTGGGTTTTCTTGGTGAATTCTGCTTGAACATCAGCAGGCCAGGAACCTCCGTCAGATGTACTTTCACTAGGTTGTGTATCAACCGGTGCAGTATTGTCTGCAACCGGCGCTACGTCTTCTGCCATTGACTGCTCCTCTGAGTGGATGAAGAGTGTTTTTTTGCTTGCTCATCTGCCGATGAGTGCAATAAACGTATTCCATATCCGTGTTCATAATGCAGCACTTTGCTTCAGTATAAGAATCGCTTCTGTCTACTGTCAAGACACCGACCGGTGTCAAGATTTATCCGGTCATTTCCCTTTTTTCGTACGCCTCGATACATCTGGCTTGGATTCTCCAGCTTTTGAATACGCAATCGCCTTTACTTGTGCGATACCACCGGGAAATTTACCGGGATTGCTTTTATATTCGCCATGTTCTTTCCTCATGGCATTGGACACCGAACGACGCTTAACATCCATTACATCGGCTCCTGCTGTTGAGCGAGGGCCTGGGCCAATTGCGCAGGCGCCTGTGGAGCCATTTGCTGACTAGCTTTCATTTGATCCATTGCCATGTCAATCGCTTCAGCAGCGGCCTTGGCGGCTGCCTGCTGGGCTGCTTGCGCCACAGCGCCCTGTATCTGCTGATCATTAGCGCCTTGCTGCCGTCGTTCTGACGCTTCCATCAGGAATTGACGACATCGATTCCAGAATGCCACAAAATTCTGTTGGATCTCTGGAGAAGCTGATAAAAACTCGGTCGTTGCCATTTCAGACTCTAATTCGTCCATAATGACGCGCAAATTCCAGAAGGGCATTGGTAAATGCTCTGGAATAAGCTGACCATCCCATAATCGTTCAACTAACGACATCCCGAGCTTGCGCCAGCGGGTTTCTTTGTCCTCTCGTCCAGAATCACCCATATCCAGGTCAGCCGCAATTTTCTCTTTGTCGATTCGCCCAGTGCGCTCGTCCATATACAGCACACTCAGAGGAGATTGTAGATGTTCTCTGATTCGCGCCTCTCTCAGGGCTCTGAGTTCTGGAATCAAGCTACCTCGTTCAACGGTAATGTGGTAATCAGCACCAGATCGGAGAATATCTGACGTATGGAAGATAAACACCTCATCTCGCATATTGCGGTCGGTGTAATGCATGGTTCGAAAGGCAGGATAAAACTCTTTAACGCGATTAACGCGCATCTCCTTTACTTTCGCCATCCGTTGCCCAAGATGCATATAGAGATTGCCCCATTGGGTGTCAATAATCTCTTGAAGCATGGGCACAGCCATCGGACCACGCATCTGCCCAGGAAATTTGGACTCCGAGAACAGATCCACCCCACCAGAAATCTCTCGTAGCAACTTAATTGTCAAATCAACCGACTGCATGAACCACCCTGGGAGTTGTGGGGGATCGCGGCGCTGCACCATTTTGACACCGGCCTCATTCAGGCCGTTTTCAATGGGCGCCGGGTAATCTGCGGGCACATCTTCCCGTTTCAAGGTCGGGCCAAGCAGTTCATCGGCATAAATTGACGCATTCGCTTGTTCCCCAAGCTGAGAGAGTCGCTTATTGAGGAACCGCTGCGGAGCAATCATGTCACTCACATAATCATTGCTCCAAAAACTGGTAGTTGTAGGGCCCCAGTGATAATCCACCAGTGGAATCTCACCATAGGGATTGTCTCCGTCATGTAGAACCTCTCCATTCGGAATGAATACGGTATATTTTCCTCTGGGGTTCGCTGACGAAATAGGTTGATACCGCTCAACGACCACCGCAAGTTCAGGATCATTCTGGTCCTGGCTCCCCTGAACGCGAGGGATTAAATCTTGTAAATTGACCGAGCCGGTCGGATCACCGAACTGTTTAATGTCAGTGCTGAGAATTCTGACATTAGGATTCCCCTTGATTTCCTCAAGGGCATCATCACTAAGCTTGTAATTGGCTTCAATCCATCCCAGGGTGCGTATCT